CATCCGTCGGTCAATGGACCAGGGCTCAAGGGGTCAAGTAGCGCTCCCGATCCATTTCTATGCGCTCGTTCTTCCTCTTACGAGGTCTGGGACACCTTGACCCGATCAAGTTAAGCAACATCTTATAACTATATCTCTATAGCCAGAGCTAATGCTTCAAACTTGACCCCAGGTCCTTTATGTGCCGTGCACTTAACATTTGAGATTTTTCATATGATCAATATTACTTTTTCTCAACATAATCTAATCTGCTCCACAAAGGACCAGGGCTCAAGTTTGGTCAAGTGATTTCAAACCTAGTTTTTGGGCCACTTGACCAATTACAATATATTAAAATTATTTTTAATTTAATAGTGGCCATATTGTCGCACCCTCAAAAAAAACCTGTGGGCGGGTCCCACCCAAGGAAAAAAAGGTGCGACAATTTGTCAGATTTAAATAATCGATACACATGTGTATTCGAGAAGTAATAACAAACAAAGGAGTATATATGACAAAACTAATGGCAAAATGGCAAATAGACCATTTTGAAAAAAAGGTAAGAGACAAAATAACACCTCAAATAGAGGAACAGGAACTGTTAATCAAACAGTACAAAGCAGACGCTGTTGAAAAAACTGTTTTGTCTTTTTCTAAAAAAATGGGAGCTGATAAAGTTATCAAGCAACTAGAAGAGGCGGAAAAAATGTTGGAAATAGCTATGGCAAAAGCCAGAACTTTTTTTAAGTCTCAAGCAAAAACAGAAGACAAAAAAGAAGCACTATCTTATAAGTTTGATACAAAGGGAAACTACTCTTATAGAGACAGTGATAGTAATAAAATAACATCAGACGATTGTAAGGAACAAGTAAGGACTTGGTGTTCTAAAATTGCTGATAGGGAAATTGAGAGAAGGCCGGAAGGCAAACGCCTAGCTGAATTAAAACAAACCCTTCGTTTATGTAAAGATAAGATTATGGAAGCTCAAGCACCTGTTGATCTTATTGAAGCGTTAAATGGAGTATTTAAACAATCACTAGGCATAACTTGGAACGAGGAAGTACCAAAACTAGAACATAAAAAATAAACAATAACAGGGTGCGACAATCTGTCGCACCCTAAAGACTTGAATAAATTAATTTTATAAACTATATATAAATCAGAAAGGAAAAAACTATGACATACGAAAACATAAACAACCTACTTTTAAAACAAGTAGACAATATAAGTAGAGTAAGTGCAAACGCTTCAATACAGGGACAAATCCATATATTGAAACAAGTTATGATTTACTTACAAAGTGAAATACAAAAACTAGAAAAAAGAGAAGAGGAAACATCTTTACTTCCAACTAAAGAAGAGGCACAACAAATGTCCTTGTTTCCTGAAACAATGAACGATTGAGATATGGGTATCCTAGTAGAAAAAAAAGTAAAGGAATTCATAGAGCAAGGTAATGACAAAAAAACAGCAAGACGCTTGGCACACGACTACTGTCAAGATAAACAAATTTGTCGGGCTTGTAGTAATCCTGTGAGGCCTGACAACTGGAGTAATAAAAGGCAAGAGTATTGCCTTGCTTGTGGATAGTCATAGTCTCAAAACAAACCCTGCGACATAATGTCGCAGGGCTAAAAAAAACCTGTGGGCGGGCGCCCACCCTAAAAGAATAAAACAAAAATTTTAGGTGCGACAATCTGCGCACCCGGCTGACATAATGTTGCCACAATCTTACAATATCCTACAATCATTATTAACAACTAACAAAGGAGTAAATATGTTGACTATGCGAAAGACAAACGGCGAAACAATTAAACTGAAAAATAAACAGTTTAAAAAATATTTTGCTGATTTGATGGATTCACAATTAAGATCAGAAATCTTAAAAGCATTAAAACAAAATGTAAAAGAATTGGATGGAGATGGGCATTCGATCGAAGATCCAAAATTTTATATTAACAATGTTGGACTTCCAACTGAATTTGTTTTTGGGGTTGCTCAGAAACATTATTCAGATTTTCGTAATCCTAAATCTACAATCACGAATAATAAGTTTGGAGTTTGTGATTATGTGTTTGGGGTTAGTACACTTTCAATGTTGGAAAGATTAGCCAATATTGTTGGATGGGATTCGGAGTTGCGTGAAAGATATTCGAATCTAAGTGGCAGAGGATTTATGGCTCGAGTTTGTCTTGACAATATCAAGAAGCAAATCGAGTCTATAAATGAAAAAGACTTGGAGCCTGAATATATAGATCCAAGTAAATATATGGAGGCAAAAACGAATGCGTAAATAGTTAGTTGTCAAGTTAATAATGCTAGGTGCGACACTATGTCGCACCTAGAGAAGAGCATGTGGGCGGGTCCCACCCTTAGATGATAGAGGTACCAGACCAAACCCAAAAGTCAAAGTTTCATTTAGGGGGGAGGGGTACAAAACAAAAAAAGGGATCCTAAGTATTACTCTTTAGTGTTTGATTTAGACAGAGATTGCTGTTAAATACTTTTTGGTACCATAATTAAATATTATGCTTAGTTTAGAAAAAATAAATCAAATAACGGATCCGAAAGTTAGAAGACAATTAAAATTAGATATTTTAACTAGAGTCAAAAAAACTACACAAAATAAATATCGTTCTGATTTTTTATCATTTGTAAAATATACTTGGCCAGATTTTGTAGAGGGGTCCCATCATAAAAAAATTGCAGATGCTTTTAATAGAATCCTATCAGGTGATTGTAAAAGATTAATTATTAATATGCCACCTAGGCATACTAAATCTGAATTTGCTTCTTACTTCCTACCTGCTTGGATGATAGGTAACAGACCTAATTTAAAAATTATTCAAGCAACCCACACAGCAGAACTTGCAATACGTTTTGGTAGAAAAGCTAAAACATTAATTGACTCTCAAGAGTATCAAGATTTATTTAAAACAAGATTAAGAGAAGATTCAAAAGCTGCAGGACGTTGGGAAACAAATGGCGGAGGAGAATATTTTGCGGTTGGTGTATCAGGTGCTGTTACTGGACGGGGTGCAGATTTATTAATCATTGACGATCCACATTCAGAACAAGATGTTAATTCTCCAACTGCATTTGATAATGCATGGGAGTGGTATACATCAGGACCACGACAGCGTTTACAACCAGGCGCAGCTGTCGTAGTTGTAATGACTAGATGGTCTACAAAAGATTTAACAGCTCAATTAGTTAACGCTGGAGCAAAAGAAGAAAAAGCAGATCAATGGGAAGTTATAGAATTTCCAGCTATCTTACCAAGTGGTGAACCCGTTTGGCCAGAGTATTGGAAGAAGGAAGAATTAGAAAAAGTAAAAGCATCCGCTGGTGTTGCAAAATGGAATGCACAGTACATGCAAAATCCAACTGCAGAAGAAGGTGCATTGTTAAAACGAGAATGGTGGAAAGATTGGGACAAAGATTATTTACCACCTTTGCTTCACGTTGTTCAATCTTACGACACAGCATTTATGAAAAAAGAAACCGCCGACTATTCTGCAATTACAACTTGGGGAATATTTGCAGAGAACGAAGGAGATCCACATCATATAATTTTATTGGATGCAGTAAAACAAAGATTAGAATTTCCAGAACTAAGACGTACAGCTTTGGAACAATATAGATATTGGCAACCTGAAACAGTATTGATTGAAGCTAAAGCATCAGGTCTACCATTAACTTATGAATTAAGACAAATGGGAATACCAGTAGTTAATTTTTCACCTTCAAAAGGTAATGATAAACACAGCAGAGTAAATGCTGTTGCACCTATGTTTGAATCTGGAATGGTCTGGGCTCCGTTAGACAAGGAGTTTGCTCAAGAGGTTATTGAAGAATGTGCTTCATTTCCATATGGTGATCACGACGATTTAGTAGATAGTACAACACAAGCTTTAATGAAATTTAGACAAGGAGGGTTGATTATTCACCCAGAAGACTATAAAGATAATGGACTTCCAACAAAAAAAAGAAGCTATTACTGGTAATGAAAAGATTAACTCTAACAGTGCCTCCAAAACGTGGACCTTTATCACGGGGCTTGAATATTAAAAATAATACTGTAAAAGTAGTAAGATTGGAGAAAAAATTTAATGGCAGCAATCGACAAAGCACTTCCAAACGAAGTTAGGAAATCAATTGAAATCGAAGGACCTGAGACAGCGGTTGAAGAAAATATAGATATTCAAGAACAAGTACCTAATATAGGCGAAACAGAAATTACACCTCTTGAAGATGGTGGTGTAGAAATTAATTTTGAACCAGGAGCCATGAACCAGGCTCAAACAGAAAATCACTATGACAATCTAGCTGAGTTATTACCAGAGGAAACTTTAGTGCCTCTTGGTTCAGAATTATTTAACAACTACACAGACTACAAATCTTCAAGACAAGATTGGGAAAGTTCCTACGTTAAAGGTTTAGATCTTTTAGGATTTAAGTATGAAACAAAAACAGAACCATTCTCTGGTGCAGCAGGTGCCACGCATCCTGTACTTGCAGAAGCGGTTACTCAATTCCAAGCCTTGGCCTACAAAGAATTACTCCCGGCTCAAGGACCT